GAGCTTTTTCTTTCATTACCATAAGCATGCATTATGATACCTACTTTTAGATTAGGTATATTAACACCTTCTGATAATTGCAGAACACAAGCTAAATCCTGGATATATCCTTTCTTAAACTCTTCTAGATGATATTCAGAATTAGGATTGTTACTGTGATAACTAGCTATGCCAAATTTATCAGCTTGCTCCTGTGTATTAGCAAATATAATAGTTTTTTCTGATTGTGATTCTAGTAACTTTTTAGCATATTGTTCCTTGCTAGGAAATCCCATAATGGCTTTCATTCTCATTATGCTCATTATCTGTCTTTCCTTTGGTCCATGTGCTATATTTACCCGGTTTGTCCAATAGTTATAGCTTTCATATTCTGAAGTAACCCATGTTTTAGGTGGCTTACCTGCTTTCATGTTTCTTACTCTAGATAACTTTAGTTTATGTACTATTATCTTGTAATCATTAAGTATTTTATCTTGTACTGCGTCATCAGTTACATAGGTATAAATAACAGGAATGTATTTATTAAATAGTTTTCCTCTTTTTGTATGGGTATATTTAGGGGGTGTCCCTGTTAATCCTATTATTTTTCCTTTAAACTGACTCAACCATGGTTCATGTGACTCTAACAAGCTGTGTGCTTCATCTAAATAGATTGCTTTATAGTCTAAGTCTTGTTTTATTAATGAAAGATAAGTTGAAAAAGTTATATGATCTAACAAGTGTGTTAGACCAAATTTTTCTGCATCATCTTGCCATGACTTAAATATTGACTTTTTGGGTGCAACTACAAGAAAGAAAGAATCTTCAGTAAGATATTTAGCCATATGTTTTAGGCCTACTAGAGTTTTACCCATACCTACTGATAAAGCTATACAACCATTTTTATGTTTGTCTAGAGCATCTAATGCTTCTTTTTGTACTTTATCTTTTGTCATTTGTATTAAAATTTATTGTGTGATTAAAGCATAGGTTAATCTGGTTGCTATCATAATGTTTTATAGCACCATCTTTTTCAAGAGCTACAACCCATACTGTGTTGTTTTGCATGCCATAATCTATTATGAATAGTACTATACCATCACCATGTGGTGTTGTAACCCATAATATTTGTTGTAGCTCATGAATTGCTGTCATCTTGTTTCTAAAAAGTCAGGTTGAATCTCTGTATATCCCTCTGGTATTTCCTTCATAAGATTAACAACACATCTAGCCCATCTTCCTACATAGTCTTGACCTAATCCGTTATAGTCTCCACCACCTCTACCATTACCTTCTGCTACTAATAGTGGGAGTGGGTGTATCATCCAATCATTATTTTCTCCAAAGGTAGGAAGCTTTTTCTTATCTACATATTCTTTCTCTGTGTGGTTAACCAGGTAGGGATAATTCTCCGGCACTGCTGTTATAAGAAACTGTAGTCTTGTGCCATTATCTGCTGCTTGACTATAATAGTTTTCACCATCTTCTGCTTCAGGATCAGCATAGTCACCAGCCCATACTATTCTGCTATCTGCCCATCTACCTTTTTCTTCACCATCATTGATCAGTAGAAACTCTACAGCTTCTACAAAGTTGTTACTTATATAACTGTGCTCCATTAATTTAGCACCATTTCCATAATCATATGAAGACACATGCTCCATATTGTCCAAGTTTACTGCCACGAAATATTGTCCCATAATTATTTTATTAATCTATTAATACTAAGTCCTTTCTCTTTTGCCTCTTCAGGGTGAGATTCTACCCATTCATGACAGTTTCTACATAGTGCTTTCCAATAAGTAGTATCTAATAATAGATCACCTATTCTACCACACATATGATGGATATCAGTAGCATAATCTGTGCATATCCCGGGCAAGTGTGCTTCACACATAGGATGGTCTTGAAGATGAAGTATTCTTTTAGCAGAATATAACTTCTCTTCTTTAGACCTTTTCTGGGACCGTGAAGGTATAGGCTTCTTAGCAGTTGGTTTAGTAATACTAAGCTTGGCAACTCCAGTATATGAACATTGCTTACATAGCTTCAAACCATCACGGTTAGCCCAGATATAGGTCATTTCACCACACCCATCACACAATTTCTTCTTAGGTTTTATACTCATCTTTTACCTTATTAAGACAATCAACAAAAGCTCTAGCATATATTACTTTAAACTCTTGTAACAATATTTCTTTAAGTGCTGGGTTAGCATTATCATATCTTTCTTTAACATACTCTTTTGCTAGTTGTTCTATTTGTTCTTCTGTTATCATCTTCTAATGTTTTAAAGTTTTTAGGTAATACTTTTGATTCAATTAATTTCTCTACAATCTGGAATTTAGATATGTTAAGCATTTTAAAACTCATCTTATTTACATATTCAGGGTCTCCTTCAATACCAAACTTCTCAACAAGAGTGTTGGTTATGTCCATTCTAGGAAAAATATCTGTAAATAGTTTATTAGCTAATGTATTAACAATCTCTTGCTTCCACAAATTTAGGATAGTTTGTGTCTTCTTGTGAATTCTAACAATCCTTTTCTTTTTCTGCAAGTCCATTTCTTGCAGTTCTTCTCTTGAATATATACTCAAGCCATATAGAGCTCTATTGTATAAGAAGTTTTGGTGTTTGTTGTATGGGTCTTTTTCAAAGTTCTTCATTGTCTTTTTTTTGGGTTGGTGAGTAAATAAATAAAAAAAGGGCAGAGAAATTAATCCCTACCCTTTTATTGTTAATATATCCTATTAAAGATCAGTCATGTTACTGTCCTCAATCTCTTCTGCAACTGATGCATAAGCTGCGCGGATATCTTCTGTATTGTTATGAGCAATACTTACATTAGCAGCATTAGCACTTTCTGTATAGAAAGTCTTGCGGTAAATAGGTTGTCCATCTAAACAACATACAATACCTGTTTTACCTGCTACTTTGTAGTCACGCTCTGGGTCTTTAGCATTAAATGGCTCTAAGCTCTCTTTGAAGATAATTCTACCAGGTAATTCCTGTCCATTTATCCAACCAAAATCTTTAAGATCTTCTGTGGTACCATGGATTAAAGCTGAGATTTTCTTAGTTCTACCAAATCCTGTTTCATCAAACACTTTTACTTTTTGCTCTACACGGATATGAGCCCAATCTGGATTGTTCTTTGATACTACTACAACATTACCTAATTCATCTGCTGTTACTTTTACTCTTGCGTTCATGATTTCTAATTTTTAATTGTTAAACTTGATTAATTATTGAGTTGTATAAATGCAAAAAACCAGGCAACTCATACCTGGTTTCATATTGAAGTCAATTGCTATTGGCCACTAGCAATCTTCTTCTGATGAGTCATCTTGGTCTTCCATAGATTCTAACTCATCTACTGTTAAACTATGAATTGATATCCTATCATGACAGTTTTCTAGTTCTTCACTGTCTTCTTTATAATCCAATTCATTCTTTACATGATTTCTGTTTATTTTACTTTTGATTGATGATCCTTCCCAGATAGAAGTTGGATAAGCTCCTATATTACTACCTATTAAGTCCTGTAAATCTTGGTCACTTAGGTCTAGATATTCTTCAAGTGTGAGATATATAACTTTACCTGAAGGAAGTTGGTACATCATCTCATCAAAGTATTATCATTAGCAATGCAATAATTCCTATTAGTGCATATGCTACATTTAATTGTCTGTTGAGTGTAGATATTTTATTATCTAACTCCTGTATTTGCTCTTCTATTTGTGCTACCTTGTCATTATATTTATCTAGGTATACAAACTTTTTTGTGATTTTTCTCTTGAAAAACACTTCTTTTTCTACTAATTCACTCATATTATAAACATTTACCACAAATATAAAGAATTAGAAAAGAATATCATCTGCTTTTACATCAGAATTTTCTATTGCCTCTAAAAAATCTTCAAGTTGTTCTTCTTTATACTCTATAAGAGCATCTGTTGTATTATAACCTTGCACTGATATTTTAGATTCACCATTAACAACACCATAAAACTGTATTTGATACTCTGGGTCTGAGTATTTATCAGCATTTGTAATTTTTACAGGTATTAGTTCACCTTTTACACCTGATACTTGTAATGTTTTTTCTTTATCAAGTCTCCAGGTTGGTAGATTACTAAAATATACATAAACAATATCACCAGGTTTATATTTAATAGAAGGATAAATACCCATCAATGCTTTAAAACACTGCTGAAATGCTGTAGCACCTGCTTTTGTTATATGTTCTGTTAATACTTCTGCTACTTTATCAGAGTTTTTGTTGAGGTTCTTCTTCAACATCTGACAAAGATCATCTTTACTAAATCTTACATTAATTTCATCTGTCATAACCTAAAATATTCTTTAATAATAGTCCATATAGTTACCCTGGATTCAGTAACCTGAAACTTCTTGATGTTAAAATCATATTTAACAACCTTACCTTTTTGTCTTACAAATCTTTTTGTAGTGCACATTCTGCACTCTACTGTTCTACCAAGATCAGACTTTAACTGATACTTCATCCTATTCTTATAAAACAAGAACAGTGGTTTTTTAAACTTACAACCAAAACACCTTTTCATTGTTTAACAGGCACGGGTGTACATACATGTCCATCATCCCACTTTATACCTGGAGGTGGTTCTTTATGTGCTGAGGTAAACCTAGTACCGCATTCTTTGCATATGAATTTATACATGTTTATATCTTTTCTGTTTTAATTAACAAGCTATTAGCATATAAAGTATTCTTAAATGCAGCAATTGCTAACTTACCAGCTTCAATTTTACCATTTTTATTAAATGTTTCATAAGCTTTGTTGCCAATCTCTTCTGATTTATTAGCAACATCTTTAATTTGTTTTGTGTTTATTTTACTCATACTTTTTGATTTTTAAGTTTTCTTTTAATTAATAATTGTTTTCTTTTAATCTCAATCATTTTTGGTGTTATTGTACCTCTTTTAAATCCGTTGTGATATAAATATTCTTTTACAACACTATCTGATAGTTTAATAATTCTTTTTCTAACAGCATCCTTACTTATCTTTATATTAATTTCTAAGGGGTATATTATTCTACAAGTTTTCATTTTGAGTTGACAATGTTTACATTGTGTAGGACTATTATCATAAGTTTTATTTTTATCACATATAGTTACACCACATTTAAAACATATACCTTTTCTTTTAATTTTAATATTAGATCTTTTTCTGGTACCGACTATTGAATTAATTTGTTTACTATTTTTTATAGATAATTCATCTAAAATAGGATCAGAATAATTATAACAGCAATATTTAACATAATTATTTAAACAAGATTTACATTTTGTTACACATTGTGGTGCTTTATTTTTATCACATATTATTATACCACATTTGCTACAAATACCTTTTGTTTTCATATCTAGAATATGTATCTTATTATGTTCCAAGGAATGATTTGGTCATGCAGCTCAGTCCATTCCTTAATATACTGAGCTTTAAGGTCATGCTTATACCTTATGTTTTTACCACCATACTGTGATACTTTACCTTCTTGGATAGCTGGGTTCCACAGCAGCTGTTCTCCTGGTAGATTGTTGGCTAAGTTATACTGGTGTTTGTCTTCATTGTGTGTAAGAAAGATTACTTCAGCTTTGACTTTGTCTTTGTGATCATCTTTAATTAGCATATCCACTGTAGCAAACAACTGTGCATATTTACTATACCATCCTTCAGTTATTATTACCGGGGAGAAGTTTATGTGCACATCATACCCGGCTTCTATAAAATCATTAATAGCTTTGATTCTATCCCCAATATTTGAAGTATTAGGTTCTATAATCCTAGCATATTGCACAGGCATCAAGCTAAATCTGATTCTTATCTTACCTTCTGGGTTATACTCAAGTAGTTTCTCATTTACATACTTAGTAGCAAAGGAGCCCATAGCTCTGTCATGGTTCTTAAAGAAGTCAAATATCTTTTGCCACTCATGATACTTTGCATGTAAAGCAAAGTCTTCATTACAGGATATGTCATAGGTAATATATTCATCATGTGTTTGATTAGGTTTTTCTACATCTGCAAAAGC